AGCTGCGACAAACGCGCCAGATGAGCTAATAAACATTGGCGACTAGCCTTTAGTAAATAGCTGATATAGCAGTGTACCTAAAGCAGCTCCAAGCATTGCTGGCGCGATTGGCACTCCACAAATTTGTGGAATTAGTACTGTAGCGACAAAGCAAGCAACAACCTATTGCAGTGCAGCGACAATTAATCGCTTTACAGGAAGTCTATCATTAATATTATATAGCATTTTAATAAATCTCCTTTATATTACTTATATTTTTTAATACATTAGACCATATTTTTTCAGTATTGTCCCAATAGTCGCTGCCACTGACAATAGCATTGCTGTCTGTAGTATATACTACTTCATTGGGATGGATTTTAAAAGTATCACTATCACATGTTACATATTTTTTCCACCATTCGTCTCCGTCAGTGGCTCTCTTCCATGTAAGATACCAATTATTTTTATCACAATCGCATTGTCTTACCCATGGAGCATTAATGCTGCCGCAACGAGGGCACTCCCATCCTTTTTCAATCTAATAGGTTGGAGGAGATTTATAATTATAAGAAGTGCCAGTAGTTGTATTATCTATTTCCATAATTACCTCCAATCAGACACAGAATCACTTGTATTTTCAATAAATTCATATTCTTTCTCTTTTATGAAAGTAATAGCATCTTCTATATTAGATACAAGAATACCACCTTGCTTGATAAGGCCAGTGACATATAGATTTTGATAACTGTATTGCTGTTCGCCAAGCGATGCTGCGCCGCCTTTATTCTTAGCTTCACTATGAGTCAAGAACATTTGTCTGTTGTCAGTACAAATACCAACAATATATTTATGGTCGCCGCGTTCAATCTTTTCATGGAACTTACCAATTTCAGCGCAAGTGCCTGCTGGGAGAACGTCACCATCTATACAAGCTACAAGAATGTCAGTTTTATTTAAACGTATATTATCTCCATTTGCGATTTCTTGAGAGCCCGCAAATTTCTTCTTCCCCTCAACTCCATTGATATCTGTGTTTTCGACAGGAGAATATAAATCCACTCCAGGTAAAGCGGCTCTTAGTTTTTGTGCCCACTCGGTGTTACGTAGAAGATCTCCATAAGTAAAGATGGGCCCAGCCAAATAAATTCTCATATTTACTTTTCCTCCTTATGCGTCAAATCCCACAGAATATCATACATTTCCTGCTTAAAACCTTCAGGCTGTTCGTTTAGTGGCAGCATCCACCAAGCGAGTCCTGCATCGGGGTGACGATTGAAGTATTCGTCAATTAATGCATCATATAGATCTTTATTGAAATTATTTTCATGTTCCATGCCACGTCTCTCCTTATAATAATATTTAATCTTTATCATAATTAGTAATTAATACTTCTATTGTTGGCTCTGTTGTCTAGGCTTTATTATATACTGCTTTAGAATAATTTGAATAAATATCATAAACATTATATTTTTCTATCCATTCAATTAAGTAAATATTTTCCATTCCTTTATGTGCAATCACATTTGAAAAAGCCCATTTTAGTCCGCATTCTGTGGCATTATCTAAATAATCATATAATGTCAATTCATCATTAATGTCCCAATTTTCATTTAATATTTTTGAGCCATCATTATATTGAGCCGCAGAAATTAAATAGGGCGGATCAACATATAGAAAATCATTTGCATCTTTAAATTCATTTATATCAAAATTCCTGAAATCAATTGAAGAAAAATTTATATCTTTTAACATTGGGTGCATTGCACGTAAATTAGCACGCTGATTTAAATTAAAATCGCTATGATACCATCCAAATGATGAATTTAATTCAAAATTAGTGTTAAAAGAAATTTTATTATTAAAAGAAAATCTAGAAATGGTAAATAAATCTAACGATGTATGATATTTTTCATCTGTATTATATAATTTACGATATTCCATATAACCTTCAAAATTGGTTCGAGATAAATGGAATTCTTTAATGCGGCTATTAATAAAATCTAATACGTAATCGATAGAATGCGCTTGAAATTCTTTGTAAATATTAATTATATTAGAGTTTATATCATTTGCATATTTCTTTTTCGCCGAAGTATTAATTGATACATCTAACCCACCGGCGAATAAATCAATAAAATTATTTATATTAGAAGGAAAATATTGATATATTTGAGGTAAATATTTATATTTATTACCCACATAATTCATAGGACTTTTTATGTAAGTAATTTTATTACTCATCTAGGTCATCTTCCATTAAAATTTCTTCGATTGTATCAACAAAAGTTGTATTTTTGTTCTTAAAATTACTCGAATTATTTTGTCGAATATAAGTATTATAAATATAACTCTTAATCATTGCAAACATACCGGCTGAACTATTTCTAGGATGATCCTCGATATAAGCCTTTAATTTCTTTTTCTCGTCTTTCGGTAATTTCTTAATAAAATCTTCCATATATTCACGTGTTAGATCATTGAATTTTAATTGATCCATATTTATACACCTCTATCTTTTTTTTATATTATAATATAACATTTAAAAAAAGTCAAATAAAAAAGTGGCACCCGAAGGTGCCATAATTAAGAATCTGTATACCGCCAAACAAAACCATAAGCCTGTTTTCTTTTTCCTTTACAGACTTGTACTATATTAGAAGAGTTAGAAATTTTTCCTAAAGCTATATTTGCCGCGGCAATACTTTTGAAAGTTTGAATATAATTATTATTTAAATCATACTAGTTAACAGGTTTTTGGCAAGTTTTGTTATCAGCTGACATTAATTTACCATTTTCTCGTCTTTGTTCTTCGGTAATTCCTTTCTATTCTAAAGCTCTACGTATTGTATCTCGAGAACAACCCAATTGCTTTATAATTTCTGGGTAAGAATTATGCTCTTGCCATAACTGATAAATTTGCTCATTATCAAAATATTTAGACTTGTTACTAATAATTTGATTACGACGTTCATAACGCATTTCTTCATTAACGCCATGAGCTTCTAAAAATAATCTAATAGTTTGCATATCATAATGTAACAGAGATTTTATTTCAGTTTGGCTTTTTCCTTCATTCCATAATGTTAAAATACGTTCATCCTCACATCGATCGACTACTCCACCGCCATAACCTATATTATATCCTTTATCAGGGTTACGACTGTCATATAATTTTATATAGTAAATTTCTCGTTCGTTAGCTAGTTCTTGAGATGTTATATTATTTTCTAATATTTCAGTTACTATTGAATCCCATCCATATTTATCGATGGCTTTGGCCATTAATGGACAAAAAGCATATCCAGCCCCATGTCCAAAACGTTTTGTTAATCTCTATTTTGTCTAACCAATATAAATTTTTCCATTAGGAAAAACATGTTTATAAATTTTCCACATATAAATCACTCCTTACTAAGCAATTATTAAATAGAGCTTGCTAAGTAAGTAGCATTATCTCAAAGGTTAATTACTCCTTTGCTCCCTCTATTATATTATACTATATACATATTAAAAAGTCAAGTATTAAACGGGTGGTCGAATTAAATTACATAATTCGGCTATAGGCCCACGCTCTGATTTAATTAATTTAACTAAACCAAATAAAGGCTAACCAGATAAATGACTTACCATAGACCTAATACCATTATTTTCCTCAAAACGATGGCTATCAATTTGAGCAACGTCGCCGCAGAAAATCAATTCACTATTCTCTTCAATACGGCTCATTAATAAAGTAACAAGTTTGTCGTCCATGTTTTCGCACTCATCGCATATAACAATTGAATTTCTAATTGACCGTCCGCGAATGTGTGATAATGGCAGAATTTCAATCGTATTATCTTCAATAAGCTGCTCTAACACTTCTTGACCGCCAAGGTGGTCTGCTAAAGGACCACCCCAAATACTCATTTTTGCATTAAGGTCGCCGGGCAAGAAACCAATATCATTTGTTCCTGCAACAATTATATTATTGCGTACAAAAATTAATTTAGCATATCTTCCTTTATATACCTATTCTAGTGCATATGTTAATGCCATTAAAGTTTTTCCGCCGCCCCAAGTGGAGGTTAGTAATTTTACTTTAATGTCCTGATTTTGTAGGAGGTCAAACGCCATTTTCTGCTCTAGATTTCGTGGCTTTAGGACTTCATCAATGTATGGATTTTTCATGTCTTTATATTTTAATTTTCTATATTCGTTTCCATTCCATACTAAGATGTCTTTTAATTTATCTTCGTAAAAGATTTGCGCATATTCGTTTGTTCTGCATTTTAAAGTGTTAACTTTTGGATCCTCATATAACATTGTTAATGTATTATCATTAGGATAATATTTTCCCCATCCACAATATTCAGTTGTATCTGTTACATTCGGATTATATAATATCGGATAAAGATATGGCATCTGGCATGCGATTGCATATAGTGCACCATCGCTTGTAATAAATTCTACTGGCTCGCATGTACGTTTGGCCATCCAAAAAGCTTCACTTAAAATTTTATGATCATTGATGTCAGATAGAAATTGATATTGCTTTATAATTTTTTCTATTTTTTTCTATGGCGCAATAATATAATTAATATTTTTTTCATTAATAATAGCCCGTATTGCGGCACGGGCTTGGAATTTGATATTATTATCTTTATGCGCAGAAGTTTTTATCTATTCCAACTCAGCTAGTACCAATGGTGAAATCCAAGAAGTGTTATAATCATTTAGCGCACCATTTAGAATTGCTGATGTATCTAATACATGCATAGTCATTAATCATCACATCCGATAATTTTATCAATTAAATTTAATTCCTTCATTTCTGGCGCTGTTAA